GAAGAACTTCAGGTCTTGAAAGATCGTGCAGGATTCTATGGACTGGATAAGACCAAGAACTTTGAAGAATACAAAGAAAAGTTCCTGAAACTCCCACCTATACCTGTTCAGGTGCAGGTGGTGCAAGCTGTACAGAATAAAATTTCACCTGATTCTATAAGATCTGACATCAAGAAGATTCAGACAGATATTACTGAACTGGAAAGACAGGAAGCAAACACAAGGTCTTTAATCAATACAGTCAACTCTTATAATAAAACACATTCTGCAGATCGTTATGACAGTACGTTAATAAAGCTGAATGAAATATTAAAAGACCTTGAAACACAAAGAAAAGACCTTGCAAAACAGCTGAATGAAAAGGGAAGACTTCTGATCAGGAATATCAACGATACTTTTGAAGTAAAAGATCTTGATGATGATTTTGTTTCTTTGATCTTATCATTGGACAAGGATATTAAATATAAAGAAGTTCAGAAACATGATGTGGATGTTTCTGATATTATTTCCTTGATTTCGGGTGGTGACAAGACAAGCGGTTCATGTGCTTCTGTTGGTCTTACTTATATCGGTCAGAAAAATGGTTTGAATGTTCTTGATTTCAGGAATGGGTCTTCTTTGGATTGGTTCTCTGATAAAACAAATAAAGTCAGGCTGTTCAAGATCCTTGATGCTAACAGTTCAACATTTAATAAATACAGAAGCAGTTTAGCAAATGGAAAACAAGCTATTGCTTCAATGCAAGAAGGAAAAGAATATTATCTTAGCGTTGGAAGACATGCTTCTATTGTTAGGTTGTTCAATGGAAAACCACAATATTTGGAACTGCAGTCTGCAAAAAGATCAGGATGGATAGATTTTGATTCTAACATCGGTAACACTTTGCAATGGCGTTTCGCTTGTACATCTAAATCATGTTATTACCCATACGCACATTTAACTGATATAGACAGTTTAAAGGATAGCGATAAATTCAGAACAGTTTTAGGGTACATCAACACAGCAAAAAATGAACAGGTAAAAGGTCGTGGTGGAACAATCAAGTAGATGGTATAAAGAGAATGAACATGATCAGGTGTGGTGGTTAGATACATCTGATAAAGATGGACAGATGGTTTTCAGTTTCGATAAGAAAGAAACATTCAATCTGTTCAGTGATTATCCTTGGAAACTGACCAAAGAACAGAAAAAAATATTTGATAAAGAAAACCCAGAATGGGCAAAGTTTTTTGAAGACAGGTGATCACCACCTGTCTTTTATGATGCAGTAGCTCAATGGTAGAGCACTCAGGACGGTTGGAATATCTTGAGGATGTTGCAGGTTCGAATCCTGTCTGCACCATTCATCAGTGATGATGTAAAACATCTGATCCTTGGTTAATCGTGACATAACACGTAAAAATTGTATGACAGAAAGGGAATGTAACTATGAACATGAAGGAACTGTTAGCAACTATTGAAGGACTTTCAGCGGATCAGCAGACAGCAATTCTGGAAGCCATGAAGAAGAACAAGGTCTTCACAGCATCTGAAGAAAATCTTGATGTCAGGTATGGGAAACTGAAGACAGATCATGACAACTTAACTGCAGAACATAAGAAGTCAACAGATCTTATAGCGGAACTGCAGAAAGCAACTAAAGGACAGGAAGCGGTTCAGGGCAAGATCACTGAATACCAGTCCACCATTGAACAGTTGAAGCAGGAAGCAGTTCAGGCTAAGACTGAATCAGCATTAAAGATCGGTCTTCTGTCTGCAGGTGCTAAACCTGATGATATTGACTATCTGCTGTTCAAGATGAACCACGACACAGACTGGAAACCTGAGTTAGGGGAAGATGGTCAGGTCAAGGGACTTCAGGACAAGCTGAAAGGACTGAAGACACAGTATCCTTCAAACTTTGAATCCAAGGCTGAAAAGAAGATCGAGGAAAAGAAACTGGATCATCCTGATCAGAAGGATTCAGTCACAGCTGATGATTTCAAGAAGATGGGTTATCAGCAGAAAGCAGAACTTTATAACACAGATCCTGAACTTTATTCAAAGTTATCAGGCAAGTAAGAAAGGAATAAACAAATGGCTAGTACAACAACAAAAAGAGCAAATGTTATTGTCCCTGAAGTCATGGGCGATATGATCGAAGCAAAGATTGAAGCACAGTGCAAGCTGACACCTTATGCAAAGGTGGACAACACACTGGAAGGTACAGCAGGTGATACCAAGACTGTTCCTTCTTGGAATTATGTAGGTGATGCTGTTGATTTCAATCCTGAAACAGCGTATGACAACAACACTGAGATGGAGACAACCAGACTGACTGCAGGATCCAGAACCTTCACAGTCAAGTGTGCAGGTAAGTCTATTTCTGTCCTTCAGACAGCTATCAACGGTGGCATGGGTGATCCGATTGGTCAGGCAAACACACAGCTTGCTAAATCCATCACTAACAAGGTTGATAACGATCTTCTGGATGCTATCTATGATGCTGAAGATGACAGCACCTATCCTTGTGTAGTGGTCGATGGATCTTCTGCTTACATCGGTTATGCAGGTATCGTCAATGCAGTGACGAAGTTTGAGGATGAGGAAGATGGTATTGAGAAGGTCATGTTCATCCATCCTGCACAGGAAGCGTCCCTTCTGACGGATTCCCAGTTCATCAGTGCTGACAAGTTCACCGCAGGTGTTGCAGTTCGTGGTGCTATCGGTATGGTTGCAGGTTGTTGGATCAAGAAGTCCAAGAAGATCCGTCAGGATGAAACAACCCATGCATGGCTGAATCCGATTATCAAAATGGAACCTGATTCTGCTGAGACAGAGTACACAGAGGATGAACTTCCTGCACTCACAATCTTCCTGAAGAAGGGTACACAGGTTGACCATGAGTGGTTTCCGAAGAAACAGCGTCATGACATCACAGCAACCAAGTATTATGGTGTCGCTGTCACGAACGCTTCCAAGCTGATTATCGCTAAGTTTAAGGGTGATCTCAGAGCGTAAAGAAAGGTAGGGGATCAGATGATTCTTTCAGTTGATGATCTTCTGGTCTTGCCAGAATTCGAGGGTCAGGACAGGGATCTTCTGGATAAAAAACTTCAGGGGATCGAAGTCCTGATCAGGAAATATACAAATAACAACTTCCAGAACAGGAACATCAGATGTCTTGGGAGATCTGAGGGATCCAAGGTCTATGGTGTCAGCCCATTTTTAAAGGTGGGTGACACTGTACAGATCACAGAATCCTTGGTCAACGATGGTCTGTACGTGGTGCAGGACATTGATCTGACAGAAGGATCCATCACTGTGGACAGGGATCTTTTACCTGTTTCCTTCAACCTTGTCACCAAGATTGAATATCCTGTTGATGTCCAGATGGGTGTGATCAACCTGATGAAGTGGGAGATCCAGAACAGGGACAAGGTTGGAATTAAGCAGGAATCCCTGTCAAGGCACAGCGTGACCTACTATGACCAAGATTCGAACAATCAGGTCATGGGTTATCCTGTAAGTCTGATGGGGTTCCTTGAACACTACAAGAAAGCAAGGTTTTAACATGATAGGTGGGAACATTGAAGGTCTGATCCAGATCAAGGAATCCAGTAGAAACTTAATAGGTGAAGCTGTTCAGGACTGGACTGATGTTGGATCCTGCCTTGGTTGGTTGGACTATGCTTCTGGGGAAAACAGTGTTGAACAGTTCAGGGCAAAGGTGCAGGAAACCACCCACTATTTCCTGTGCGATTATTCCAGATGGAAGAACGCAACAGAAGGAACCACAGTCACAGCTGAGAACTGCAGGATGGTCATAGGCGGTGATGTGTACAACGTCCTACTGATTGATGATCCAATGGGGATGCATCAGCACTTGGAAATCTACCTGAAATATGTCGGGGGTGGTCTGGGTGTCTGATTTTGTTGTATTCGAGGATTACAGTGTCCAGTGCAAACAGGCGTTGAAGGACAAGGCGATCCAGTTCCTGCAGGAAGCAGGAATGGAAATCCAGTCCATGACCATCAGGAACACTGTCAGGAAGACAGGACAGACTGCAGGATCTTGGGATTGTGCGCTAGATACAGCAGGTCTTGCTGTCCATATCGGTTCTAACTATGACAATGCTGTGTATGAAGAATTCGGGACAGGTGAATTCAGTGAAAAAGGTGGAAGATCTGGTTGGTGGGTGTACATCGAAGGATCTTCTGGATCTGGATCAGGTGGGAAGACTTACGGATCCTTGGGAGAAGCCAAAAAAGCTGTGCGGTATCTGAGGGAAAAAGGTTTTCCTGCACACTGTACCAAGGGCAAACATGCAAGACATCCTTTAAAACGTGCTTTTGATAGTTCCAAAGGAAGGATTGAAAAACAAGCAGAAAGGATCTTTGGAAGTCTATGACAATACAAGGTTTAGTATACATGAATCAGTGTCTGTCAAATCTGGGGATCCCTTACAGCTATATGATGTGGACAGGGGATCTTCAGGATCCCTATTTTGTTGGGGAATACAGTGAGATCCAGACAGACAATGAAGATGGTCTGATTGAATCTGATTTCATCCTGACAGGCACAACTAAAACAAATTATCTGGGACTTGAGCAGGTCAAGGAACAGATCCGTAACTATTTCACTTGTGATGGTCTGACTGACATCATGGATAACGGTTGGGGGATAGCGATCAGTTATGAAACAGCGTTCCCTGTTCCATCCATTGAAGAAGGTGTCAGCAGGATCAACATCACATTAAGGGTTAAAGAATGGAAAGGTGAATAAATTATGTCACTTCTTAAAGCAGGTAGAACAGGCGTAACAGCTGACACACCTAAGAACATCCTTTTTGGTGCAGGCACCATTCACAAGAATGTAGCTTACACCAACGGTGCATGGAACTTTGAAGATTCTATCATCGGTGCAACACAGGGTGGTTCCAAGCTGTCCATCGTGCCTGAGTTTGTAGACGTGGAAGCAGATGGTGCTTTAGTCCTTGTCAAAGGTCTGAAGGTCAAGACAGGTGAGACAGCTTCCATGGAAATCAACTTCCTTGAGATCAATAAGGACATCATGACACATGCGCTGATCGGTGAGATCGGAACATCTGAGGATTCCAACTTTGATGTCCTGCAGACCAAGGCTGATGTTGTTGACGGTGACTATTATGATAATGTTGCTTTTGTCGGTCAGACACTGGACAAGAGAAGGATCATTGTCATCATGGACAACGTTCTTTGCACTTCTGGTTTTGAATCTGAAGGAAAGAATAAGGAAGCAGGTGTTGGAAAGTACACCTTTACAGCACATGCAGACATCACGAGCGATCTGCAGACACTTCCTGTCAGGATCTACTATCCTAAAGACACACAGGCACAGACACAGGGGAATTGATGAATTATGAAGGTCAAGGTTAATAAAGAATTTATTGATAAGTATTCGGGTCGCAGGATGTCCAAGGGTGATGTGGTCGATTACTCAGAGAAGCGGATCACAGAGATCCTTTCTGGACATCCTGATCTGGTCACAGTGATCATTGAAGAAGAACCTAAGAAACCCAGAAGAAGAAGGAAGGTGGAAGCATGATCGAACTTAGGGATCTGAAAGCATGTGATATTTTTCCTATGGTGTCCATCCTTAAAAAGATCGGTGTTGGAACACTGAAAGATCATCTGACACCTGATCTTCTGAAGGGTGATGATCAGTCTGTAGGTTATGCAGTCCTAATGGAACTTGTGACGGTTCTGATCGACCATCTTCCTGACTGTGATCATGAGATCTACAAATTTTTATCTGGTCTTTCTGGTCTGACTGTTGATCAGGTCGCAGATCTTCCCCTTGGGGATTTCATGGAAATGATCACAGCGGTCTTCCAGAAAAAAGAATTCGGGGATTTTTATCAGGCTGTTCTGAAATTTGCCAAGTAAGTCCTGTGGAGTTCATGGATCTGTTGTTTCGAACTTATGCGGATCCTTTTACTTTACTGGATCAAATGATTCCTGCAGGTCAGTTTGTCAATTTCCTGAAGACCTTCACCCAAAAGAATGAAGAAAAATACAGGTGGGAATTCTACCTGCATAAACTTTCTGCTTGGGATGAAAGGACTTGGGAAGAATTCAATCATGATTTGGATTTTGGAACAGCTAAAGGACTGGAAAGACCATCTGATCAGGTTCTGACGGATACGGTCAAAGAAAGTTACAACATTATGAAAAATTTTAATCCAGAAGGAAGGGGGTGATCTTAGGTGGATATATTCAAACTGGTAGGTAGTATTTTTATCAAGACTGATGATGCTGACAAAGGGATTGATGGAGTATCGAAAAAAGCATCTGACCTTGCAACAACTCTTGGAAACAAGATGCAGTCAGCAGGAAAAGCAGTTGAAAATGTAGGCAAGAAGTTTGCCCCAATATCTGCAGTAGCAGGTGCAGTCCTTGGTGCTTCTGTCAAGTCTGCATCAGATTTCACTGATGCTATGGCAAAGGTCAGTACACTGGTTGATACATCCAAGGTCAGCATTGATGATCTGTCTAAGGTCTTCCTTGATCTTTCGAATGCTTCAGGCAAGTCTGCAACAGAGTTAGCAGAAGCAGGTTATCAGGCACTTTCTGCTTCTGTTCCTGTGGAAAAGTTGGGTGGTTTCGTTAAGACTGCCACAGACCTTGCAAAGGTAGGTTTTACGGATTCCGCAACAGCTGTGGATGTTCTCACAACAGCTATCAATGCTTACAGCATGGAAACAGAAGATGCTGATTCCATAGCAACAAAACTTGTCAAGACACAGAACCTTGGTAAGACCACAGTCAATGAGTTAGCGTCTTCCATGGGTAAGATCATCCCCACAGCATCAGCCATGAATGTGGACATTGACAACTTGACATCAGGTTATGTGTCCCTTACTAAACAGGGTATCGCAACAGCTGAAGCAACAACCTATATGAATTCCATGTTGAATGAACTTGGGGATTCTGGGACAACAGTTGGTGGGATCCTGAAGGAAGAAACAGGAATGTCCTTTCAGGAATGTATGGCTTCAGGGATGTCCTTGGGTGATGTCCTTGGTGTCCTGAAAGGTCATGCAGATGAAAATGGGACAGCGTTCAATGAGTTGTGGGGATCTGCTGAAGCAGGAAAAGCGTCCCTTGCTATCCTGAACGGTGGTGTTGATGAATTCAACAGCACAGTTCAGACAATGAAGGAAAACACGAATGAACTTTCTGAAGGTCTGGACAAACTGAACACACCATCTGCAAAAGTCCACAAGTCCCTGAACCAGATCAAGAACAGTGGGATCGAGTTGGGGACAGCGTTCCTGACTGCAGTTGCACCTGTCCTTGACAAGGTATCTTCAGGGATCGAGAAACTGACAACTTGGTTCAACAGTTTGGACGATGGAACTAAACAGACCATAGCAACTATGCTTTTACTGGTCGCAGGTATTGCACCTGTCCTGATCGGCATTGGTAAATTTATTGCACTCGTTGGATCTGTGATCACAGCTATAGGGACTATCACATCTGCTGTATCTGGGGTGGGTGCAGTCCTTGCAGGTCTTGGGATAGCTGTCAGTCCGATTGGTTTAATCGTTGGTGCTATATCGCTTCTTGCAGTTGGTTTTGTCTATCTGTGGAATACTTCTGAGAGTTTCCGAGGGTTCTTTATTAACCTTTGGAACACCATCAGCACAACAGTGGTCAGTGTGATCACAGCTATGGGTGCTTGGCTGTCCAATGCATGGAATACTATCAGGAACACAGCGGTCAATGTCTGGAACGCTATCAGATCGACCATCAGTAACGTTGTCAACGGGATCAGATCGACCATCACCAATGTGTGGAACGCTATCAAGTCCACAGTGACGAATGTGATGAACGGTATCAAGACCACCATCACTAATGTCTGGAACACTGCAAAGTCAACAGTTAGTAACGCAATTAACGGTATCAAGACCACCATTTCCAGTGGACTGAACAGCGCAAAATCTACAGTCACGAATATTTTCAATAACATCAAGCGTGCTATCACCGAAAAGATCAACGGTGCAAAGACTGCAGTCAGTCAGGCTATAGCCAATATCAAGAGTGCATTTAACTTCAGTTGGCACTTACCACACCTTGCACTTCCTCACATCAGTATAAGTGGATCTTTTTCCATTAATCCACCATCAGTTCCACACTTTGGGATTTCTTGGTACAGGAAAGCTATGGAAGATCCTTGGTTATTTACAAGACCTACAATCTTTGATGTGGATCCTACAACAGGTAAAGCCAAAGGTGCAGGTGAAGCAGGTGATGAAATGATGTACGGTCACAGTAATCTGATGAATGACATCAGGGAAGCATCTGGGACTGCAGACCTTGGTGAAAAGATCGACAGACTTTTGGATCTGCTTACAAGATACCTTCCAGAACTTGCAAACATGCAGGTGGTCATGGACAGTGGGACACTGGCAGGTGAACTTGCACCTGCTATTGACAGGAACCTTGGTGTTACAGGTGGAAGGAAAGGAAGGTGGAATTGATGTTAGGGATAACTTTGACAAATAAAAGCGGTCAGTCAGTCCACACCTTCAGGGATTGGAATCTCGTACCTAAGACACGGTTCAACGTGAATCCTGCAGAACCTAAGTATCTTTTGGAAGAACTTACAGGATCCGACACGATCGTTGACCTGACTGAATCACTCACAGGTTATGTATGTTACAAGATGCGCACATGTGAGATCACGTTCACCATCGTGGGACGAAGGGAAGCATGGTCATCCATCTATTCAAACGTACTGAACTTTATTCAAGGTGAAGAAATGACCATCATTTCTGATGAAGATCCAAGATGGTATTGGAAGGGCAGGTGTGAAGTCTCTGACTGGAAGACACTACAGAAGACAGGTGAAATTATCATCAAAGGTCAGGTAGAACCTTATAAACTTTCACTGGAAGCTATAGACGGTCTGTGGGAATGGGACACGTTCAACTTTGAATCTGGTGTGATCAGATCCAACACATTTCAGTTAAGGGGTGACCAAGAATATACACAGATAAAGGTGTATGGATCCAAAAAACATGTTGTCCCTATCTTTGAAATCACAGATCCCCTTACTACTGAGGGTGTGGTTGCGCTGATCTGGAACGGTGAAGAAAGGGTCTTTCCCCCCAATGCTGTAGAACGGTTCCCAGATGTCGTGATCGGTGACGGTGAGAACACTTTGAATTTCCATGTCATCACAGAAGCATCACCTGCTTCAAGTTACACGGTCACTCTTTTCATAGATTATGATGTGGGGAGTTTATAATGTATACAGTATGGGTTGACGATTTATGCATCTACTCCCCTGTCATCACAGATCTGGATTATAAGATCATAAACCCTGTACTAACAGAAGAACTTAATAAAACAGGGACTTTTGAATTCACACTTCCCAAAGGGAACAGGGGATATGATTTCATCCGAAAGATGAAATCACTTGTCACCATCAAAGAAGACAATGTTGACATTTGGTGGGGAAGGGTGACGGATGACGAAAAGGATTACAAGAACAACAAAAAGGTTCACTGTGAAGGGATCCTTGGTTATCTTCTGGACAGCATTGTCAGACCTTATGATCAGGGTGTGGATCTTCCTGTACTTTTTCATAAATATATTGACGATCATAATTCGGTAGTGGGGTATGGGAGAAAACAATTCACTATTAGATATTGTAATGTGACAGATCCAAACGGTTATGTACATTACAGTTCTACCCAATATCCAAAGACCTTGGATGAGATCAACGAAAAACTGATAAAGACGCATGGTGGATACCTGAAAGCGATCAGGGAAAACGGTGTGAATTATATTGACTACACTGTCAATCCTTGGGGTGTCAATATGGCAGACATGATATGTCCACAGACCATTGAATTCGGGAAGAACCTGATTGATTTCAAGGAAATCATTGATGCTACAGGGGTGATCACAGTCCTGATCCCACTTGGGAAGGACGGTCTGACGATCAGCACAGTCAACGATGGGAAGGACTACTTGGAAAACACCACAGCGATCAGTATCTTTGGAAGGATCGAGAAGATCCAGAAGTGGGACGATGTTACTGTTGCTTCTAATCTCAAAAGTAAGGGACAGACTTTCCTGAATGAGAACATCAGTATGACATCCAACATCAGCATAAAAGCGGTGGATCTTCACCTTGTGGAAGAAAACACCAAGAAGATCAAACTTGGTCAGCTAGTCAGATGTGTGTCTGTCCCACATGGGATCGATGAATTCTTCCCATGTTCCAAAATCGTGACACATCTGGATGATGCAAGCAAAGATGAATTTACCCTTGGTGTTGTCCTGAAGGGGATGACTGACAGACAGATCGAGATTGAGAAAGGATTAACAAAATGAGTGTTATAGCAGATCTTTTACATCAAATAAAGACCGCTGTTTATGGAAGGGATGTCAGACAGGCTATCCATGATGCTATTCAACAGTGTTACCTTGACAGTGCTGAAGGTATCACACCTGTGATCACCACAGAAACAGTCAGCGGTGGTCATAATATAAAGATCACTGTTGGTGCAGACACAACAACGGTCTATGTGGCTAATGGACAGAATGGACAGAACGGAACAAACGGAACGAACGGAAAAGATGGAAAAGATGGAACAAACGGTCAGGATGGTCAAGATGGTGTTGGATCCTTACCAGATGGGACATACACAGCACAGGAGATCCACACAGGTGGTACACTGACATCTAACGCTACATACGTGATCTTCTTTGTTCCCTTCATTGATGCTGTTAATCGCACGATCACGATTACACCTACCAAGATTTCTGTGCGTGACAGAGGAAACTATCTGGCTAACAACATAACAACAGGTGTTACTTATGAGTATGTAAAGGAAGCCACAGGTGTTCTTGTAAAAGCTATTAAGAGTGATGGTTGGGGTTCCAATGCCGAAAACAACAGCGTTGTTTCTGTGCAGTTCACTTTTGATTTAACAGTGGGGTGATTAAATGGGGACAGTTAAGATAAACGCTTCCCACAGCTACACAGCACCAATTTATATTGGTCGGGAAGAAGAAAACAAAGTGACCGCAGTCCAGTTCGACCTGTCAGACTGGATAGATCTTTATGGATCTGGATCTGCAACACTGAGGATCAAAAGAAGGGGTGACAGGAATCCTTATCCTGTCCCCTTGGTGATTTCCGATGGAATGGCTACATGGATCATATCATCCACAGACACCCAGATCAGGGGACATGGGGAAGCACAGTTGACTTATTATGTGGATGATAAGGTCAAGAAGTCCATCATCTATGGGTTTTATGTCACACAGTCCCTTCCTGCTGAAGGATCTGCACCTGATCCCTATGATTCTTGGATCACCACCTTGGAACAGCTGTCAGCTGACACACTTGTCAATGTGCAGGAAGCACAGACTGCAGAAAGGAATGCAAAAGCGTCAGAACAGTCTGCAGGTCAGTCAGCAACCAGTGCAGAACAGTCAGCAAATGATGCTGAAACCTACAGGGATGAAGCAGAAAGGAATGCAAAAGCGTCAGAACAGTCTGCAGACGATGCTGAACATTATGCGGATCTGGCAGGTCAACATGCTTCTGAAGCAGGTTATGTGATCTTTGATGTCAATGATCAGGATGGGAAACTGTATGTTAAAAAGACTGATAACATGTCAGCTATCAGTTTTGAAGTTAATGAATCTAACGGAACTTTGGGGGTGATAATGACATGATTGAATACAGTGCAGGTATTGTCACAGCATACGGATCTGCAGTCAGGGCAGGATATACTGGGACTTATGAAGACTTCTGCAGACAGCAGGCACAGTATGCGGAAAATGCACAAGCTGTTGAACAGGCTAAACAGGACGCACAGACCGCAAAGGATCAGGCACAGACCGCTAAAGATGATGCAGTCAGTGCTAAGAACACAGCGGTCATAGCTAAAGATGATGCTGTGTCAGCGAAAAATACAGCGGTCAGTGCAAGGGATGATGCTGTATCTGCAAAGAACACAGCAACCACAAAAGCACAGGAAGCCAGTCAGTCAGCCACGAATGCAGGACAGAGTGCGACCAGTGCAGAAGCATCAGCCAGAGCATCAGCACAGTCTGCAGATGATGCAGAACAGTCTGCACAGTCTGTCTCTGGAAGTCTGGCACAGATCCAGACTAATAAGGAAGATATTGATACACTAAAGGCTGATTTAGGAGACAAGTCAAAACTCGAAACCCTTGATAAGACAAACATCGTATCTGCTATCAACTCGCTCAACGGCATTGTACGAATCATCGCAAACCGTGATACATCGTGGGCGGGCATCAGAGAAAATGTTAAGTCGGGATATGGGGAAATCCTCTATCCTGTTGGCACGGATTTCTCGGTGTCGTGTCCGTCAGGAGCACCATATAATGACATTGTTTTTACAGTTGTTAATCACAGGGTAGAAAACAACGAACCGATTATGACATTGCTTATGAAGCGGTGTATCTACGGTATCCAGTTTGACGCTCAACAGGCGGCTTTTGTGGCGAGCGAAGCGATGGCGGCTGGAACGTACCATTTTAAGCTGCTCGACAACTACGACACAAGATACGATGGCGGGAAGTATGTACAGTTTACCATTGTCAATCCGCTTGTGACGGGCGACCAGATTGTTATCACATGGGGATACAATCAGTCGTGGATTAGGAAGAACGCTTATGTCTATCATGCGTTCGACGTAACACCCGCAGAAACGTGTGTCATGTCAGAGGGTCAGAGCGGAACCTATTTAGGGGTCGCTGACGGTAGCTCGGCAAATCTCAATCACACACACAGGCTCCGTTACGGCTCGAATAACTGGAAGGAATCAGCCGTGCGGGAGTGGCTCAATTCGGACGCTCAGGCGGGGTCATGGCAGACACAGCAAACAAAATTCCAGAGACCGTGTTCTTACGCATCGAGCAAGGCGGGATTTATGTCGTATCTTGACCCGTCCTTTGTGGCAACTATCCGCACAGGGACACATCTTAATTGCACTAATCAGGTTTTCGACCTTCTCGGAACAAAAGTGGCATACAGCACAGAAGAGAGATTCTTCCTTCTGTCAAACGAAGAAATCGGATTCTCTTCTGAAAGTGGAATCGTGTGCGGGTCGCTCTTCTCTTTTTACGATGGAGCGAATAATGACGACAGGATTAAGTACGATATCGCAAACGAGGACACTGCTCGGTACTGGTGGCTTCGCACTCCCTACCCGTCTTACGCTTCCGACGAGCGTACTGTGACTAGTTCTGGCACGCTCTACACCGGTTATGCGTACCTTGGCCACGGTGTGGCGATGGCTTGCGAAATCTAAAAGGTGGTGAGAATATGGCAATCGTATCATTAGAACAGAGGGTAGCAAGAATCGAAAACATTTTAGGTATTGAGAGAACGAGAGCAAGAGAAGATAAAAAAAATCTCGCATCGACCGAATCTTCCCACGTTGCGACACGCAACTACACGGCAGGGGAATTGCTCATCGTGGACAACGTACTCTACAATGTCACAAGTAACATCCCAAACGGCGGGGCTATCATAGAGGGTAAAAACGTAACAAAAACCTCTCTTTCCAAGGTTATAGCATCACTTACATAAGGAGATAAAATATGTACGAATTTTTTGTAGTAAGAGTCACAAACAGAACAGATGGAACTTTTGGCAACAGTGTCAAAGCATACAAGACAGAATCGGAAGCACTCAAAGAATTTTTTCGTCAGGCAGGTCAGGCAGTAGATACCACACACCTTACGGATTCTGTCACGATGCTGACCAAAGAGGGTTTTGAGGTAAGACACGAAGTTTTCTTGCATGACGCTCCTGTCGATGAAGTGATTGAGTAAGTCAACTAAACGCCCATTTAACTAACTAACAGGGGACTGGATCACAGTCCCCTTCACATTATGGAGATAGAACCCATTGAACACACCAATTATGTTTACACCTTCAGAAATCCTTTCAGGGTTTCTTTTTTTATGTGGTGCTTTAATCACATTGTCTTCTGTCACTAATGTCATCCTGAAGTTCTTTGAATGGAAAAACAAACCTAACCAGATCCAAGATGAAAAGATCAGATCCTTGGAAAAGACACTGGAAGACCATGAAAAACGGTTCACCGATTATGA